CTCCTATTTTTGTTTCAATTAAACGGTTCAAGTACCACTGTGCTTTCTCCAAATCCTCAAGACCATTCTTGTACTTATATCTACACATGTACTTTAATATATTGCCTTGAAGATATGATTCAAATCCATCACCAGTGACAGATTCGATTATATCTATAGTCTCTATGCCTGCTTTGTTGTAGTGTTCAGGACTGTTTACCATATCTACTACTTTAGGAGTTTCTTTTTCTTTTTGTTTTTCTTCTTCTAATCTTTTTAACATGTATTCGTAGTACCTCATCAATGTTTACTTCCAAAATCAACTTTAATTATGTTATCTTTGTATTCTATCTTTTCCCCTGTCTCATCAAGTATCTCACCAAACATTCGTTTGGTTGAATAGTTAAAAGCAAGTTCAGACATACCAAAGTTGAACAACTCTTCAGGTTTACCTGTTATCAAGCCAACCAATCCCTCATGTATAACAGATGCTACAGAATGGTCAAGCTCACTTTGATATTTTTTTCCAGTTGTATCGTAGGCATTCATTTTAAACTTATCATCACCTACATCTTCTAGTATGATATAGTAATAATTTTTTTGTAGATTCATTTGTTCCATAAACTTTTTTATGTCTTCGTCTTTATCTTTCATTTTTTAAACCACTCCACAGGTATTGTTTTTTCTGCCCAACGAAAATTGTGCTTGTTGCACCAATCAGCGTAGGTTGTTCTACTACCTTTGTAGATCTTGTTCCGTGCATTCATAAAGACAAATCGTATATCTAAATCTTTATGTTGTTCTTTTATAAGAGCCATCTTAACTCTATCTGCTTTATCTAGATGACCTTTTGCTTCTATGTAAATATCACTTTCGATTATATAGAAATCAGGTGTATACGTTCTAGGTTTAGGTATGTAAATAAACTTTTTTGATTCATACTCAAACTTAACTTTGTTTTGAGCCAAATTCTTTGCGAGATGCAACTCAAATTGTGATCTGTATTTTGATCTTTTCATATCGGTATCTTCAATCCTAACGAGTGTAGCCGTTTGTTTATGTACCCTGCCAGTTTGAGGGATTGTTTTTCTATTGTAATAAGTTCGTTTGTTAAAGGGTATATCGGCAGGCATATTATCTTACCTTGACCCAAAACATAGTGTATAGTTTGAAATTCATTCTCTACCTTCATTACATCTCGTTGTTCAGTTGAAGAAGTGAGAGAGCCGTTTTTTGAAAAGTTTTCACGAAGAGTAAGGGGAATACCTCTATCATGTTGACGTAAAAAAACAATGTCTCTCCCACCCCCTGTTTCCACGTGGGAATCTATATAAACGTGGTACAAGTCCTCGTTCAATTGCATAAGATCTTTTTGATATTCACGAACATATATAACTGGCATTATAACGCTTTCTTTTTCAATCTAGAATACCACGCTTGTGGTGGCTGTTTAGCTTTCGATGTCACCCTATCATGTAGCACTGCATCTTTCCAACAGTGTGCTTTGAATCCACACATTGTACAAGGCTTGGGCAACAGTTTGTTTCCTGTCCTGACCTCTTGTCCATCTTGCTTGTACGTTTCAAATATATCTTTGAACGGTACTTTAAATTCTGAGGAGTCATCTGTAAGTAGTTTAATTCTTTTCTCAGCATCTGCTAGGTACTCTTTTCTATCATCATTCTGCCAGTCAGGTGCTTCAACTATCGCTACTTCACCACTTGATTTGTTTACAACAATCCACCCACCAAAAGGTAAACCTGTTGCTTCACCGTACAGATGACCTTGCATTATGTATCCAAATGGATCATCTTCTTTTATTTTATCGTATCCACCAAACCCTGTGTATTTAAATTTAAATGCCCACTCACTAGCAGACTTTACATCCCAAACCTTTTCTTGTCCTAATTCATCACGTATTATTAAATCTAATGTGCCAGTCACTTCTGTGTCACCTATCTTGACACTTACTTGTTTTTGTTTTTCTACAATGTCGATACCTGCTTGCTCAAGAACAAGTACAGCTATAGACTCCACAAGATCTCCAAACAAAAACCTAAACAGCATGTTGTATTGTATTTCTTGTTCGATACCTTTTTTCTCAAGAAGTTGTTGGCAAACAGGTCTACCAAGACCTGACATACGTATTTTGTATTCTCGTTGTTTATTTAGCTGATTTATAACGGAGTCTCTGCAAGAATTAGCAAAGTCCGTAACGGCTTCGGGGGGAATAGAGACTTCCCCCCTACTTGCACGTTCCATATAGTCTTGGATTTTAAACAGCAACAGCATTGAAATCGTCTGCTAGACTGTCTTCGTCAGTGTTAGATACTAACTTGACAGATTCTCTACTCTGTTCAAGCACGTTTTGGTTGTGTGCCTTTACAGTATCTGCAAACTTTTTCATTAAAGCTTTATCTTCTTCAGATATTGTTGTTTCACTATGTAAGGTTGGTACAGGTATCCAATACTGTACTGAGCCTTTCTTTTGTTTGGCAGTTGCTAAAGATATGTTGCATTTCTGCATAATCTTTTTCTGCTTGGTAAGACCATCAATAAAATTCCTGATAGGTACAAACCCTGATTTTTTGAAATAAGCGACTACTGGATGGTTTTCTATTTTAACTTCACTACCATTACCTTTTTTGAAGTCTCCTGAAATCACACAATATAACACTTGGTTGCAAACTGCAGAACGTGATCTTAGTTTCACAGGATCATCATCTTTAAGTCTTTGTTCATCTTCCATAGATAAGCGACCACATTTGTTGCCACCTTCTGTGTCAGGAAAGTCACCCGACAGTGATGGTTTCTGTACAGACTTACAAGAGAATGAATTTTGCTCAGCATCAAACACACTCCACTCAAAGGTTCTTAGAATTGGTCTAATTACAACAGTTTTAGCATAAACCATCTCACCCTCGTACATCATTTTCCAATCACCACGAGTAAGTGTTTGACCATCTTCTGTTTCAACATCATAGTTGATGTTTAGTCTAGACAGACCTGCAGAAACTTTCTGAGCTTTACCTTGCCCAGTTAGTTGCATGAAGGCGTCTGTGTCGTCACTGTCAAAAGAACTTACGATGTTGTCCATTTCATCAGTCATAGTTTGTAAATTATTATCCATAAAATTTTCCTTTTTTCTGTTTATTTAAGGTTAACGTAATTGCAGGTTACAAATTAACTTCAGACAAGTCAAGCCAATTTTTACCTATTTTTAATTCTATGCCTACTGGCATGTCGTATTCTATGCCATACCTACGTTTCGTCTCACTAGGTAAACACAACATTGCTTCAGATAAAACCTTAATGCACTGTTGTTCTTCACTCGGATGAACATCAAGAACGATTGAATCGTGTACTGTGTTGCAAATCACAGACTTCATCTCTAGCTTTCTCATTAGTTCATCTAGCTTGACTAACGCAATAGGCAATAGATCAGCCGTAGCGAACCCCTGAACAGGGTAATTGCATATGGCAGTACGGTTGGTAGCTGAACCCCACTCTGTCCATCTAGCGTCAGGAAATGAGTATTCACGCCCTGATGGTAGTTTTATGATCTTTGTGGATACAGCTTGCTTTTCTAGCTCCTTGTGCCACTCACTTACCTGTTCATACTTCTCTTTAAACTTTTGATAGTATGCCTGCTGATTCCGTGTACCACTCACGCCACCGTACAATGGCTTGAATGTGTGTGCTTTTGCTTCCTGTCTAGAGCAGCCTATGATAGATGCCGTGTAACTATGTACATCTGTACCTTTTATCACGTCTGCATACACGTTGCTGTCCTTTGCAAGAAAGCCTGCTACTCTAAACTCTAACTGTGAATAGTCACCCTCAAGTATTTTGCCACCCTCGAATCGACTTTCCACAACCTTACGTATTGCAAATGTTGAACCTCTTGGCATGTTTTGAAAGTTAGGATTACGACTAGATAGTCTACCCGTAGCTGTTACACATTGCATAAATTCAGGATGGATAAAATCATTCTCATCCACATTATTTTTCATTCCCTCTACAAAGGTAGATAGATAAGTACGTAAAGCATTGTATCTGACGTAGGCTTCACAAAATTCACGTGCATCACCCTCTAGTTCAGATAGCCTATCTTCTAATGTTACCTTGTCTGTTTTGAAACCTGCTGATGCAGTATCACGTGTTGTACGTGGTATGAGTTTGAAACCTGCTACCTCACCAGTAGATGTATAAACTACACCCTTGCCTATACAGGTTTTGCATATTCGTTTAGCTCTGCCTGCACTTCCGTCTTTTTTAAGAGGTGTTACTCTTCCTGATCCACGACAAGTTTCACATTGACGACCTACTGTCTTGTAAACAATGTCAGTCATCTGTCTCACGTACCTTACGAAGTCTTTGTTGTTCATACGTGTTTTCATCTTTGGCTTAATTGTATTGCCACGCATCTCATGACCAAGATTAAATGTCATTGACCACAGTGCTTTGTCTTTTACTTTTCTAGAGTAAAGCAACACACTTTTATCATCAGGACTAGCAAGATTGATAGGTGTATCCCCCATTGCATTCTTAGCTAGTCTGTTTAGCTTGTTCTCCAACATGGACATCTCATCCATGTATTGTTCTTCTATTTGATCAAGAGTCGCTCTGTTGATTTTTAGTCCGTTTGATTCTATCCTAGATAGAACGTTAGTCATTTCAAATGACAGTTTTAGTGTCTGTTTCATATATTTCCTCAAATGTTAAGCCAAAGGCTTCTAGTTGTTTTACTGCAACCTCTTCGGTTGCGACTACATCGGCAATGCCGTATTCTTCGACTATTTCTGCAGGTATTTCGTAGAAGGTTTTGCCTTCCTTAATATACGGTGCAACCAAGTCCTTTTCTTTTTGGGTAACGTTATAACGTTTTGCGAGAGCATCAAGTGCCAAAGACCAACGTCTTCCTTTCGACCTAATATATTCTGCAACCATCGTATCATACAAAACTCCATCATATTTAAATCCACACGAACGTAACCACATTATGTCAAACTTTATATTTTGTCCAACAAGAACATCAGCTTGATTTAAGTCACTTTGTATTCGATTAACATTTTGTGAGTTGTACCACGTGTCTTTATCTTTGTGATAGAAAAATTCATAGTTAACATTTTTGTTTAACAACCACTTCCAACCCACTGATACTAAACGATTATTGAAGTAGGGCAACGCTGTTGTACCCCCACCTTGTTTGTCTCGATGTGTTGTTTCCACATCTATCGTTAACACGTTCATCAATAATACACCCCCCTTTCAACATCTATTTGAGCATTGATCATACCATGCCACCCATTAATTTTATTTTTAGATATACAAATGTGTCTTACTATATTGTCAACCTCACTTGAACCAGTCTTGCCTATACCAATGATGATATCAGCTTCCCCTGCCTTTCCTGTCTTGGAATTGTCAAGCATGGCGTAGTCAATAAATTGACGGTCATGAGCATCATAGCTTGCTTGGCTAACTGCCCAAACAAGACACATATTTCTTTTGGCTATCTCTCTTGCAGATACATAAGTTTCCTTTAATCTTTCATCACCACGATTGTATTCGCCTTTTATTCTGAATTTATCTAGCTGATCACAGAACATAACATCAGGCTTGTTTAGCTTGGCGTACTCATCAACCTCTTCAATTGAAGTACCCACACAGTCTATTATAGTTAGATAAGGCTCGATCTCTGCAATGTACCTATCCCTTAGTTCAAAGCGTTGTGCTACCATTTCTTCTTTTTTCAATCCAAAGTAAGACTGAATTATTCTGAGCTTAATACGCTTGGCAGGTTCTTCGTTTGCCCAATACACTACCTGAAACCCTTGTCGTATGTAAGATGAAGCAAGAAAGGAACAAAAGGTTGTCTTACCCACTTCAGGTCTTGCAAACAAAATACCTAAGTTACCACGATCTAAACCTTTGACTCTTTCGTTTATAAGATTAAACGTAAATGGAAAATCATTGTCACCTGCTTCTTCAGATAACAGTTCACCTAAATCTTTATCAACAATAGTGTAAGTTGTCTTGTCAGTTATTCTTCCGTCATCTACACTTTCGATTAACTTTTTAAGTTCACCAAACTCGTCACTATCTCCAGTAAATATGTCGAGTGCTTTCTCGCCTATCTGTCTAGCTCTGTCACGTAACCACAGATTGTTTACAATGTCAGTATGTAAATCGTCACTCTCTGTTGGTGCAACGAGTTGTGCTACTATCTCTTGTACACGATTCCTAGATGAATCAGGCATCGCAGGATTACGATCATTGAATATTGTGGATAACTCTGCTACAGATAGACTACGACCATACTTGGTATGTGAATAGACTATGGTATCGAATATATCTTTGAGTTCATTGTCGAACATAGTCCGATCAATTTTATTTTTTACTTTGTTGAAAAAATCAATGTTAAGACAAAATCCTAATACTTGTCTATCAATTGATATAACGCCTGATGAAGTCATTTCTTTCCCCTATCTCCATATCTTTTAAATCCTTGTTCAAAACAATTAACTTAGTCGGAACGTAGTTCCTTAATTTCCTTATCATCATGTATGCCTTAGATGTTGCATCTTTGTCAAGTGCAACGTATGCCTTTTTAAATTTTTTTATTACATCAATGTGTTCGTTCAGTAATGTTGTTCCCATCAATGCTACTCCCGTAACTAAATTGGAAACTGAGCAGGCTGAAGGGCAATCTTCCACAACCAAACAGTTGTCACTACTACCACACATAAAAGGATATTTGCTTGTACCATATCTTCTCCATTTAGGTTTGCGACCATCAAGGCTTCGACCAGTTCCATCTACCACTTTGTTGTCACTCTTAACTAGATAAACTACTCTCTCTTGTTGAAAGTCATAGCGTATGTCAACCAATCCATCTAGGTAAGCATTGTAAGATCCTACCCTTTTTATGTAGGCTTCAGATTCTTTACTACGTGATAGAGATACAAATGTATCAGGAACGACAAAGTCAATGTCTGTTGTCTGTTTTGTCACTCGTTCTTTAAATGCAACCTTTGAGTTCGTTTTTGTCAGTTGCACTCCAGTAGAACCTTTGGTGTGGCAATCTGCATGGAAGCAATACCACAATCTTTCAAATCCAGTATCTGTTACGCTAAAGGTATTGTTCCTAGCACAAATAGGACAGTCACCCCTATAACGCCCATAAGATACAATATGTAAGTTTCCCACATAGTTCTTTATCCATTCAGGATTTGTCATCACGATTTCCTTTCAGGTAAAACCCTTACTACGTAACAAAAATGTTGTCAACATAAAAAATAATTTGACAAGATTTTAAATCCGTGATATTTGTGTGTCAACCCTTTGGGAGATATACACCTATGACTAGACCAAATAAGATATTTCAAGATACGACATCGTACAATCTTACGATAGAAAAAAAAGATTACGAAGAGCTTAAAAAGTTCTCGACAAAGGAATCAAATACATATAATATGCAAGTCAGTATTGCAGATTTGATTCGTACTTCTGTTAAACTTTA